GAAAAAAGGAAAAGCAGCGGGATACTCAAGCACCCACCCCTAAAAAAATTCCACAGGTTCCTGTGGATAACTTTCGTGGGGTGGGCAGGTTATCTGTGTATAACTATCTCACTCTTTGTGAGGTTTCACCATTGCCTTGTGGCACCTGGTCGTTGTGGTTGCGCTCGGTTGTTGGAGCGTCGGCTGTTGCAGCCGTGGTGTGCGAGCCGGAGGTTGGCACGGTCGTATGGTGCGCCGCCTTGGCTGATTGGGATGATGTGATCGACGCTGTGTGCCCATCGTGTTCTTGGTTGGATGGTGTGGTCTACTGCTCGTCCGCATAGCCAGCAGTGTGTTTCTTCTGCGTAGACGGTGAGGCTTACCTGTTTCCACTGCCTTGTGCTGCGGCCTTTGGATGCCATCACTGTCCTGCTTCTAGGCTGGGTGTGGTGAGACTGCCCTTAGCGTTACATGTGGTGGTGGCGATCGTCAAGGTTGTCACCGGGTTTTATTTTCGTGGAGTGCTTGGTTGATTTCTCGTGTGGTGATGCGTCGGCCTTGGCGTTGTCGGTCGACGAGTGTGGTTGGTGGTAGTTCGAGGGTGATGTTGTGTTGCATGTGTATGCGGAGGATGAGCTCGTTGCATGTGCGGCATAGGGGGTTGTTCTTGGTTCGTGCGGTCCATGTGCCTACTCGTGCGCAACTCTTGCAGCCGTCATCGTGTTGTGTGGTGGTGGCTTGGATGTGGATGGTTGTGCGTTTGGGTGGTCGTGCCCTGTTGAGGATGTCTTCTAGTTCGATGAGTAGGTTGATGGTTCGTTCGTAGTCTTGGTCTGATCGTTCTGGTCCTTTGTCTGCTCGTGTGGTTGCGAGCCTGCCGGTGCGGTCACTGGTTGAGCTTGGTGTGCCGCCTGTGCCACCGGCTGGGAAACCGCTGCGTTGTTCGATGAGTGCTTGTGCGCCTTGTTCGAGGATGCGTGTGATGGTTTGGGCTAGGGCTGTGAGTTGGTCTAGGTCTTTCACTTGTTGCTCCTGTGGTGGTTGGCGATGATGGCTTGTGCTCCTGGTGTGAGTGGTGGCAGGGGCCCGCCGTGTAGGGCTGCGGTGAGTTGGTCGATGGCGATGATGAGTTGTGTGATGTCGATTGCTGTTGTGGTTGAGGTTGTTGGGTGTCTGGTTGTGGGTTGTGTTTGTTCCCAGTTGCGGTGGTGTTTGCGGTGTGCGTCGGTGAGGAGGTTGCCTGTGTATTGGCATTGACAGTTGGGCATGGTTTGGTGTCCTTAGAACTCTTCGTATGTGGGTTGGTTTGGGTGTTCGGTTTGTGGGCTGTGAACTCTGTCCCCCTTACAGGGTGACAGAGTGTCCCGCTGTGCCTGCTCAATAGTGTCCCGCAGTGTCCCGTCCTCTGTCCCGCCTTTGTTTGTATGGGTTTCGGGTTCTGTCCCAGAGTGTCCCGCAGTCTGTCCCGCAGTTTTGTCCGAAGGCGTGTCCCGAGCTCTGTCCCGCCCTGTTTTTCGCAGCGAATACTGTGCCGATTTGCGGTATCTAACTGCCGCTTCAACGTCCTTCTTGAGGGTGCCTGTTGGCCCGTTTGTTTTGGTGTGTGCCCAGCATTCTCGGATGGGTGCGTTGGCTGGGATTCCTTGTTCGTCTAGCCAGTCTGAGAGGTCGAAGATGTGTAGCTCGAACTGTTCGAGGTTGCCGCCTTGCATTGTGAACGTGGCTTCATCGTCGAGCTCGGCGATAGTGATGTCTGATCGCTCTGGGTACCAGGACATGCGCCTGTGTGTTGCTGTCCATGTGATGCCGGTTGGTGTGCGTGTGAGGTTGACCACTATGTCAACATCGTCGTTCTTTGCTGATGATCCTCTCTGGCCTCTGGTGGTGTCTTTGCCTGCGTGGTCGAGGCGTGCCCATGTGATGCCCATGCGTTTGAGTTGCATGCCTGTGTGGCGGTAGAAGTCTTGGTATGTGCCTGCATCGTTTTCTTCGCCTTGTACTGAGCGGCCTGTGGTGTCGATGATTACTATTTCTGCGCCGACTGCGTGGGCGGCTTGGCATAGTGCGATGCCGCCTTGTGATGTGTCGAGGGGTGCGATGACTGGTAGTTGTGCGTAGTGGAGGTGGTCGAAGATTGTGGACTCGTACCCGAACTCTGTTAGGCGGTCGTATAGGTCTGTTGGTGTCATCTCGTAGTCGACGTACAGAACGTGTTGTGGGTCTGTTTGGGGTTTGCGTAGGAATGGTTGGCCGGTTGCTAGGGCTGCGCATGCTGCGAGCGTGACGAAGCTTTTGCCTACTTTGGCTCCGGCGTAGATTGCGTGTGCCCTGCCTTTTGCGAAGAGGGGTTCGAGTAACCATTCTGTTTCTGTGTGGTCTGTGGTCCAGAAGGTTTGCCAGTCGATGAGGTATGGGGCAAGCGGGTTCGGATTTTCTGCGTCGGTGCTGGTGGTGAGGTGGTTGAGGATGTTTAGGTCTGGTTGTGGTGTTGTGAATCCTTGTGCTGCTAGTGCTCGTGCTGCTGCGGTGTGGTCGTGGTTGTGGTGTATGGCTGCGAGGTATCCGAGTTTTGTGTATGTTTCTTCTGCTCGGAGGTTGGGTACTGAGCTTGTGAATACGTGGAGGTTGTCGTTGGCTGTGTTGCCTGTGGTTGCGCTGATTCCGTCTCTGGGTTCTTTGCCGGGTCGTACCCAGTAGCGTTCGCCGTTGTTGTCGGTGTGTGAGAGTTGCCAGCCGTCGGGTATGAGGATGTATGCCCAGTCTGTCTGCTGTGCCCACAGGTCACCTGGACGATCAGTTGCGATGATGCTCGGGGTGGGTTGTGTGGTGGTGGTTTCTGGGTCTTTGTCGCAGATGAGGGCTAGGAGCCATTCGGGTGCTGCTGCGATTTCGGTGCATTGTTCGTCCCATTCGTAGGGGTTGCCGTTGGGGTGGATGGTTGGTGGTGCGACGATCTGCCCACCCTCACCCCTGACATCGATGCCTTGCATGAACCCTGATGCACTGTTGTGGATGGTGCGCCCATCTGCCGGCCACAAGTACACCTGGTGTTCACCGCCGCTGCCTGTGATCGATGTGAGCGTTGGTGGTAGCTCACCGTGTTCACGCTCGAGCTCGTACAGTGCGTCTCGGTCGTCGATGTCTAGAACCCAGATGCCTGATTGTTCTCCTGTTGCGATGCCTACACCGCAGCCTGATTGCTCACCGTTCCACCAATGATTGATCTGTTCGACGCTGGTTGAGGCTTGGTGTTGCCATTGGTTGACTGCTGGTCGTTTCTCTCCTGGCAGTATGGGTATTACCCGCCAGCCTCGGTGTGCGTACTGGAGTGCTGTCTTGTGCGGGTCATTCATTGATGTTTCCTGTGAGCGGTGCAGGGTATTCGTCGGGTAGTTGCATGCCTGGTATTGTGAGCAGGTTGGGTTTGAGGTGGACTTTGCAGCCTGCTTTGCGTGCTTGTGCGACTATCGATGCGACCCATTCAAAGTGTGGTGAGAATGCTGGTATGCCGTTCGCTGTTGTTTGTGCGCCGATAACTACCCAGTCGAAGTCATCGAGTACACCGTCTGCGAACACGATTGGTTCTAGTAGGGGTTCGATGCTTAGCCATCTGACTTCTGCTGTTACGTGTTGCATTGAGTGGGCGATGATGTCTGCTCGTCGTTGTGTGTCTACTGATGCGCCGACGCAGGATTGTGGTGGGAATGTGAGCCCTTTGTATCTGCTGGGGAACTTGGTAAGGAATATGTATCGCCATTGTGGGTTGTTGTTGCACGCTTCAAACACTTCTTCGATCCAGTGGTCTGGTACCCATTTGCCGAACAGGTCGGCCATTGAGCAGACGAACACTGATCGTGATGCTTGTGTGGTTTGTTTGGGTGTTGGTGTGTTGCTTGGTGCTGTAAGGCGTTCGGGCCTGTATACGGGCTCGAATCCTGTTGGGAATGCTTGTTTGGTTCGGTCTGATGTGGCGATGGCTCGTGCGTAGCAGTAGTCGCAGCCGTGGTCGCAGCCGGTTACTGGGTTCCATGACCAGTCTGCCCATGAGATCCCATCGCCTGTTGATTTGTTGAACACAGGTTTTTTGGATGCTTGGTGTTGCAGTGTTGTGCCGTCGGCTTTGTAGAGGGTTGTAAGTGTGACGGGTGTGCCTTCTGCTGGTGTATCTGGTTTTGGTTCTGGTGCTGGCTTGTCTGCTAGGCGTTGTTTGACTTGTTTCTCTGCTGCGTCGAGGGCGAGGTCACCGTTGGTGACTTGTTCTGCTAGGTCTGGTGCGTTGTCTTTGATGCGTTTGGCTGTGCCTACTGATCGGCCTGATGCGCCTGCGACTGCTGCAGCATGATCACGCGCTAGTGGCTCACGGTATTTAACTTGTGGCGGATCCGCCACAAGTTCTTTTGTGCCTGCTGGTCTGCCTACTGCTTGCCGTTGTGCGGCTTCGATTTCGTAATGCTCGAGGATGTTCGCTGCGAGCATTGCCCGCTGGCCAGCAGTCATATCCCTGCGCAGATCGTTAGCTCGAACGATTGCCTCTACAAGGTCAGCATTCTTCGGTAGACGTTTCCACGATGGGTATATGCCAGCTTCTTTGCATGCTGCTAAACGGTTGCGACCGTCAACGATGATGAGTCCTGTGTGGTCGGTCAGTATCGGTTCCCGTAGACCGTTGTCTCGTATGTCAGCGACAAGGGCTGCGAACCTTTCCTCGTTAAACATCGGATATAGGTCTGCGAGCCAGTGCACGGTTGGTTCTTCAAGCTGTGATTCGGTCATCATTTCACCCCGTAATTGTCGTGTAGCTGTGCGTAAATTTGTTTCATGTTGAGGTGGTCGGATTGTTCTGTAAGTTCGTCAACGGTAAAGACCAGGTACTCGATCAGTTCGATGAACCCCTCGTTAGTCTTTGGCATTAGCAGGTCATAGTGTTTTAGCTGCCCGGAATCTGATGCTTTCCGATACTCCTTTTCGATCCTCTTCACGGTTTCTTCGTAAAAGCGTTCTGCTGTGTTGATCAGGTATCCCCATCGTGAGTCATCTTTGCCGAACGCAAACATGATTGGAATGTGATGCTCTGGCCTGCCGTTAATCGTCTTTACGATCTTGTCGTACCATCCTGCTCGTTGCTCGTAAGGCAATCGTTTAAGACCATTCGGGTTACATCCAAGCGTTGAGTACTGCGTTACTCGTACATGTTTGTCAGCAAGTTTTTTGTACTGTGCTGCGTCGAGCGCAAAATCGTTGACGTTGTTTGGGTCGTTGTTAATAAACGCAAAGTCTTTTGACCGTAACGGGTAGCTCAGCAGATCAACTGTCCTGGCATCGTCGTTCAAAGTTTCGATATACAACTCTGTTTGAGTTGTCCTGTTTACAAACTTCCATGATCGACCAGTGTCCGTCGTGCCACGCCTTGTCTCGTATGAGTGGCCTGCTGAATTGACGTACAGGTTTATGTGATCCTCTAAATTACTTTCGAGTCGTTCGTGTGTCTGTCCGTGCCGTTCAATGAAGAACAGGTTGAGATCGAACTGTTTTGCTTTTTTAAGGATGAATGCAGCGTGTTTGATGAAGATTTCAGGTGATGACGCAATGCCGCCATCACGATCTGGCCCACCATCACCTGCGCACAAGTCGACCCACATAGCCCTGCTGCCAGCGTGTCTATCTAGAGCGCATACGCCTGCTTCTGCGCCGACCATAGCGTTTAGGATCGCATGTTTCATTGGTGTTCTGTCTGATGCGCCAACGAGTGTCGGTACTCTCGGTTTGGCTTTGATTGGTACTGATGGTTGTTCTTCTGGTTCGTCTTGGTTGAACAGGTCTGCTTGCATGTTTGTCCTTTACTGCTGGTTGAAGTGGTAGGTGTCTGGTTCGGGTTGGGTGTTGGAGGTGTGTGTGATGATGCCGCCTTGTGCGAGGCGTGTGAGTGCGTTGCGTGTGGCGTGCCTTGTGAAGTGCGGATGTAAGGCTAGGTATACCTGGTTGACTGTCATGGGTTCGCCAACGTGTTCGAGTAGGGCTGCGATGCGTTCTGTGCTCATCGGTGCAGCTGTTGATGATCTTCCGTATCCCCTTTCTGCTGGTGTGAGCCCGCCCCACATGCCGAACACCTCATGTTGCCCGTCTTGGAGGCATGGTTGTTTGACGGGGCATTGTGCGCAGATGTTGCGGGCCTGATCCCATACGTGCCCGTGGTTGTTGCTGCGTTCTGGGAACCACAGTTCTTTCGGATAATAACGGCACGCTGCGATGTCCCATTCATCAGGGCTCATCGGTTGTGGTTGACTCTCTGCATTGTGGGCAGTGTTCTGGGCACCACCAGCGGATGCCACGCACATCAGCTGTGTCGTGATCGATGCCAGGTGTTACCTGTTTGCCGCACTGGTGGCAGTGCTCAAGCTTTTGATCTGTCATGCGACTCCTTCGGGGTGTCGGGTGTTGTGCCGTCTGAGCGAGTCGGGTGTTATGTCAAGGTCGTGCGCTGCGATCTCTAAGGGTTCGGTCGCAATGATGTGATCTCGTAGTTGGAGGAGGTCGAGGTTTTTTTTGATCATGTGGCCTTTGGTGCGTTGTGCTGTGGTTTGCCCGCCGACAATCCCACCGGAATACCTGCCGAGGGCTTGTAGGCATTCGGCTTGTACTGGGCATTGTGCGCACACTGCTTGCGCTTGCCGTTGTTTCCTGTGCCCGTTGTACCCTGCTTCTGGGTAGAACAGGTTTGTGTCCATGCCACGGCACGCAGCGTGTTTACGCCAGTGGGCCTGTGCGTTGCAGTCCTCGACGATGATGGTGAGGTGGTCGATCATCTCAGCCCGCACAGGCAACTTCATTAGGTCACTCACCTAACAGCAGTTGCTCTGAGAAGTACGTTTCGGCCGCAGCGATTTCTGCTTCGAGCAGGTCCGCTGCAGTCGTGAGTGCTTGTGCGATGTCTCGGATTGCTTGGCATTTTTGCAGCTTGGTGCCGGTCCCCTCGAGGAAGAACACCGCTTTGCCGATACTGAAACTCATATGGCCTACGTCATCGCCACGCACCCTGACATCAACCATCTTTGCGTTGGTGTGGTGAAAGTCGATCTCTTCTACCTCCTGGTACACGGTTGCTTTGATTGCTCGCATGGTGCGTGCTGATGATTCTTTAGTGCTCATCAGATTGCCATCTGTTGTTGCGGTGGCCTGTAAGCCTCGATAGCTTCTGCGAGCTCCTCGTGTGTGAGCTCGATGCTGCGCACAACGTAGGCTTTGATCTCTGGGTATCGTTGCCCGTTTCGAGGGTTGAAACTGCATTCCTTGATGCGTAAGGCGATCAGACCCCAGTCGAGTACTAGGTCGTGCCCGTAGTCGATGCCACTGCAGAATGGTCTGATCGTCTTGTTCTTAACGCCCATCTCATGTGACCATTCTGCGATGTCGGTTGCGGGTGCCATCTCTGACAGCATGCGCAGTGTGAGCATCAGTAGTTCAGGTTGTTCTTCTCCTAAGTGCATCATTTTCCTCCCCTGTTGCACGCACGAGCGTGCAGACGTTTGCGAATGTGGTTTCTACCCATAGTTCTTTTAACCGTGGGCATGGGAACGGGAGCAGTCCTTTGCCGCCGATCCAGATGTAATCACGTTGTGGCATCTGTGCGGGCCATTGGCCTACATCGGGTGTGCCTCTTGTGCGTCGGGTTACGACGATCAGGTCTCCTGGTCGAGCCTGCTCAACTGCTTGCTCACGCCATGATGGCCACGAGCTCGATGTGCGGTCTTTGATTTCGATGCTGATGCCCGCCCAGCATTCGATGTCTGAGTGTTGGTGCCCGTCGCCAGCAAGAACCCGCCGAGCGTGTAACCACCCCTCCGCCTTGAGGTAGTTCACCACTGCACGCTCGGCGTTTGCCCCACGGTTCCTGCTGGCGGCACCAGACATATCAGAACTCGTCGATGTCAATGATGGGTTTGCCGGGTGTCCACCTTGCCACATAGGTGGCCTGACGCATCTTGTCTACAGGATCAGCCGACACTGCGATCTTGAGTGTGTCGCCCTCTTTGGCTGGCTCACCACACGCTTTGATCGCTGCGGAGATCGCAGACTGCATGGCCTCGTTGCATGGCATTTTGCGTGTCCCGTCATCCTCGGGCCCTTCACGCTCAGCCAACGGCACCGACAGTGTTAGCAACCATTCTGTGCGAGGCGTGTCAGTACCACGCTTCATGACTACGTTGTTTTCCATGTCTGTGCGTGGCCGTGACTCAAATGCCACTAGTGTGCCCTCGAAACTGCCGTCCTCTTTGGTTCGCAGCTTCACCCACTTACCACCACTGGTGGTCGCTGCTCTGTTTAGTTCGTTTAGATCCATTGTCTTTGCCTGCTTTCGTGTTGTTGTGTTGTTGTGTTGTGTGCTGGTCGCAACTACTAATTTGCTACTGGTTGGTGGCGGTTTAGTAGTTGTGGCCTGCCCGCTAATTTGCGGTCTGGTTGGTGAGTCCTGCGCCTGTCGCAGCTTTCACGAATCGTTCTGTTTCCTCGAGCTTGAGGCGTTGTACTAGTTCGGGGTCTGTTGCACCGAATGGCATGTCGTGCGCCATTTCTACTGTGTCAACGCATTTGACGACTGCAGCGGTTTCGGCGATGTTCCATTTGGCTTGACGGCTGCGTACTGCTTTTGGTCCTGCGCAACCCTCGGGCCATTCAGCCTGGAGTGTTGTGATGAACCCTTGTTCGCCGATGATGCGGATGCGTTCTAGTAACCAGAGGCGACGGATGTGGAGCATGTGTTCACGCTCTTCGAGTGCAGCCTCGTCTGCGGTGATGTGTGTGGGGGTGTCGGATGTGGGTGAGGGTGCAGCAATTTGCGCAACCGAGGAGGCGGTCACCTCACCCACATCCTGTTCTGTTGCAGGTGTGCTTATATCTGCAGCAGAGGTTGGTGTGCTGGCGGCAGGTTCCGTGGGAGCCACCACAGCCTCATCGGCCCGCTCACCGCCAGCACTAACAAAGGGTACTAGCAGTTTGCGTGCCTTACGCCACTCACGCACCTCCATCGCACACTCCAACGCTTCAAACCCTCGTTCGATGTTGAGGGCGTGTAGCGTGCAGCTGCCCGATTCGGGCTCGCAGTGAATGATAAACGCCTGTTGCTTGTTAACTGCTGGCATCGGTGCCCGGAGATCCTCCGAGCCGTCAACCGCAGCACCTTGGATGTATACGTTGTCTGCGTTGGCGTAGATCGATAGTTGGATTGCCCAACCGAGCGCACCGTATGCCACACTGCTACCGGTTTTAAGGTCTGCAATGAACAGTTCGCCGTCACTGATGCGTTCGACGATGAGGTCTGCCATCCCTGCGACCTGATGTTTGTCGATCACAACCATGAGCTCGGAGCATTCATCGACTACCTGCAACCCTGCTTCACGCAACGTCTGATGTATTGCTGTGATGTCTGCTGCGTAAGTAGCCGGCGGTTTGTAACCAGGAGTGACACACGACTGCTCAAACATCTTGTGCAAAGCGGTCCCGAGGTCTCTGCGTGCTGTCGCACCGCCCGCTTCGGATGCCGATTCGCACAACCGGTCGAGGGCTTTTTTGTCTGCCGCATCGGTTGTTTGGACCATTGCTAGCAGATCAGGCCGCACCGCTAAACCGAGTGCTGTCATGCGTTTACCCCACGCAGCGAGGTTGCTTGTGTCATCGAGTGCTTTGGCAATCGTTGTTGCCCTCGAGTAGCCCACAGGTTTCTTGCCCTTTAACGGCAACACCTTGTATCGCCCGTACTGGTCACGCCTTATCGGATCGGGGAGCGGTTCAATGACGCTCATGTTGGTCCGTTTCGGAGCAGTTCTTCCGAGGCTGCGACGATGGCAAGGCCAATCAGTTGCATCTGCACAATCTTCTCCTCCGAGGTTTCACCCTCAAGGAAGAAAGTTGCTCGCCCAACATGGAACGCAATGTGCTCGTGGCCTTCTGCGTCTTTTAGGTAATCGGCTTGGACCATTTTGCCGTTGTTGCCGTGGAAGCTCACACCGGTGATACTTGCCCGCATTGATTCTTGGCGTGCCGCCCGGTTGTACTCGTACCTGTCTGTGTTGCTCATGTGCTCTTGTCCTTTTGTGGTGGTAGTTGTGGTGGTAAGTGTGGTGGTGGGGTGTGACACTAACTCAGCGTGAGCCAGGGTGACGGTATTTTGCTAACTGGATCTGCCGCTTGCGGTCTGAGCGTGCCTTGATGCGTGCCGGTATGTCTCTGCCGAAGACGTACAGGCCGACACCAAAGATCATCGCAAACCCGAGTATCTGATCTTTGCTCATTCGCCATTCTCCTCTTGCTCAAGCGCTAGGTCTGCTGCGACATCGAGTATGTATTCGTGGTCAAAGATCATCTGACCGTTGCCGAGTGTGAACTCTGGTTTGAGTTGGCCGTTATGAACCCACCGTGTGACAGTCGCACGGTTAATACCGAGGATGAACGCAACTTCGGTTGTTGTGATCTTGCCTTCACTGGTCATCAGTCGCCCTCTCTTCTGCTGCCATCTTCATCGCTTGCACTGCACGGTTGATTAGAAGGTTTGACAGGGTGAACGCATCATCTGCGCTCATCCTCCATTCCATAAACCCGCACGACTCATCGAACTCGATCCACTTCGATGCGGATGAGATGATGACCACTGGCACGCCAGCATCGGATACGCATGCACCGCCGATTACCTCGCCGTCGTTGCTCATAGCTGGCACCCTGCGATCAGGTGTGTGCCAGCTGGTGTGATGAGCTCGATGGTGTAATCACCTTTGTCGCCGCAAGCAGATGTTGCGTTGATACCAGAGTCAACAAGGTCGGCAACGATCTGCGCACAGCAGTCTTGCGACTCGTGGTGTAGGCCGCTGCGTGTCTCGTTGTCTACGCCTTCGAGCAGTTCGTAAATCGCTTTGTGTTGTGCTGTGTCTTGGAATGTTTCACGCAACGCCATGCCAAGTTCTTTGATCTGAGCGAGATGTTTGTTGTAGGTGAGGATCTGATCCTCGAGCCGGAGGTTGTGTAGGAGTCCTGCTGTAATTGCATTCATGTGTTGTTTGTCCTTTGTGGTGGTGTGGTGGTACGCCCCGTTTCGTGGCGTGCAACCATTGTTGCACAGGTTGCAACGATTCGTGCGGCATTTCTCAAGTGTCACATCCGTTACATGGCAGACTGTCCTCATGGAGACGAAACTAATCAGCAGCCGTAACGGCAGTGCAGACGCTCGCTCTCCAGAGTTGCTTGATGAACTCGTCCCTGAGGGCGTCCTATCGGCAATCACGGCTGAACCTCAACGGGCCGTGCCAAAGTTGGCTAAGGACGTCGACGTCTGCGCCGCTATTGAGGAGGCATGTGGGAAGATTCCGACATCCCATCAACTGGCATGTGGCGATGCCCGGGATCTTTCGTTCATTCCTGATGGCGCCGTTCAGCTGATTGTCACCTCTCCTCCTTACTGGACGTTAAAGGAATACGACGACGGACCAGCACAATTAGGGCACGTCGAGGATTACGAGTTGTTTAATGAACAGTTGGCTCTCGTTTGGGCTGAGTGTCTTCGCGTTCTTCAACCAGGCGGCAGACTCGTAATCAACGTCGGAGATGTATGCCTTCCTCGCCGCCGATTTGGTCGCCATGTTGTTGTGCCCCTCCACGCCACGATCCAGGAGCATTGCAGAACGATAGGCTTTGACAACCTTGCCACTTTGGTGTGGTACAAGATTTCAAACGCAAAGTTCGAGGCTGGCGGGGGCGCCTTTCTTGGCAAACCTTACGAGCCCAACGCCGTAATCAAGAATGACATCGAGTGGGTGCTCTTTCAAAAAAAGCCGGGTGGTTATAGGAGCCCAACCTACGCAGAGCGCTGCCTTTCAATTATCCCTGCGGAACGGCATCGCGAGTGGTTTCAACAGATTTGGACGCTTGGCGGTGCTTCAACGAAGAATCACCCAGCCCCCTTTCCACTCGCCTTTGCAGAACGTCTTGTGAGGATGTTTTCATTCGTTGGGGACACGGTACTTGACCCCTTTTCTGGGACAGCGACTACGTCTGCGGCGGCGATGGCTTGGGGGCGTGATTCGATTGGGGTGGAGAGCCAAGCTGCCTACCATTCGATGGCAGTAGAAAGGATCGAGGCTGCTGCGCTGGCGTCTCCCAAACCTATGGCGAGAAAACGGTGAGGGACAGCTCTCTGCCGCCTTTTGAGAGGGTATGCGTGCATCGGCAGGCTCGAAGTTGTTAGGGTAAATGGTGAAGCCCACGCAACAGCGTGGGCTTGTTCCATATCCCGACCAGGAGACAATCAATATGATACGCACACCAAAGGCTGCGGCACTGCTGTTTGCCGTTACAATCCCGTTACTCTTTGCAGCTAGTTGCACACCAGATGAGATAGCGCTTTACGCAACGATGACCGCTGATGAGCAGGCCGCTGTAAAAGCGCACTTGCAAGCGCAAGCCGCACCAGCTGCGCCAGCGCACACACCTCCTGGCGGTTTCCTCGCCTGCGTGCGTAGGCATGAGTCCGGTGGGAACTATCAGGCCGAGAACCCTGTGAGCACAGCATCAGGTGCGTACCAGTTTCTTGATTCAACCTGGCGCACGATGTCTGCTCGAGCAGGCCACAGTGGTTGGGGTCATGCAGCATCAGCACCACCATGGGTGCAAGACGCTGTTGCACAGTTCACAGTCGATTCTGGTTGGCGGTCTGCTTGGAACGGTACGGGCTGCTAAAACATAACTGCGGACATGAAAGAACCCCCACATCGGCGCAGTGGGCTTGCGCACAAGATGTGGGGGTTCAATCTGACGGCCTGCAGAAGAGGACAAACAAAACTGCGCCGTCGACCTGTTAACCCTCGGTGTCGGTTTTGGCTGCTGCTTGCATCATGCGAAGCAGTCGCCCATCCTGATCAGATATCTCAGCCATACGGGTTTCAACAATCTGAAGCCGTACATGGATCGGCGGTGCAAGCCCGTTCGGGCCGAGGTGATAACGGTTGTAAGCATCAGCGTGCTCGACCTGCTGCCCAAGCTCGGTGATCTGGTCGTTTGTCGGTTCGAGTGATTCTTTGAAGTGGCGTTCAAACCATCGGCCGAGACTGCCAGTTACTTTTTCAAACAGTACGAACATTGCGCCTAGTCCTATAATCGTGCCGCCAATAATCCCGACAGTGAGACTCACCACTTGTATTGGTTCTAGCTCTGCAGCAAACACAATCAGCCTCCGAGTGAAACGATTGCAGCGGCAAGACCTTCAGTGATCGCAGCTTTGATTTCTGGGATAGTCCCAGCAGGGTCGAGCCTGACTGTGATCTCATCGGAGATGGTTTGTGCAGCGTGAACCTCTGGCGATAGTTGTGGTTCTGGTTCTGGGTCTGCTGCCAGCTGTGCGTAGAAAGCTGCAGAAGGTGTGACGAGTAGCCAGGTGATCCCATCTTCTGATTCCCAGTCGCCGTTTACGTCGGTGCGTTCCATCATGCGAGTCCTAACACTGTTACCTCGGAGCCGGTTGCGAAGTTGTCAACAGATGGAAACACAGTGATCGATGTGATTGCAGCTGCAACACCTGTGAAGAACAGCGAGTTAGATGTGACTGCGACACCAGCGGTGGAGTTTGAGAGGATGTGAGCGCCACGTTGCAAACCAACCGTGAACTTGGTTGTTGAGCCAACAGCAAAATCGCACTCCCAGAACCCTTGCCTGTTCGTGTTTGTAAGTGAACCGGGCAGTGAACCGTTGTTGTTGAATGAGGTTTGCGGTGATGTGCTTGCGTTGATCGAATATTCTGCAGCGGTTGAGTTGTTGACTCTCATGCGGACACCAACAGATGTTGCTGCGCTATCACCTTTGCCAAGCACAACAATCTTCACTGCTTGGTATCCGGTCGGGTTTACGTCCACTGATGCTGTCGGTGATGTAAACGTGGTTTTACTGATCACCACATACCCAGTGTTCAAGGTGTTCAGAATGGTTTTATCGGCGGCACTGAGCGAACCAGCTGCACTCGTCGAAGCCGCTGCGATACTGATCACAGGTGCCGCACCACCACTGCTCGAAATGGGTGCGGTGCCTGTCACGCCTGTGACAGTCGCACCAGCACCTACGCCATCAAGTTTCAGTTTGTCAGCTGCGCTCATCGACCCTGCCGCAGCAGTCGTGCTTGCAGTGATCGTCACGTTAGGTGTGATGGTGGCGGTTCCAGTGATGACCACTGGGGCTGAACCCGTCACCGATGTTACGGTGCCGGAACCGCCACCACTCACTACCGAGCGGTCAATCGTGATTGTGATGCCACGGCCAGAGGTAAGCGTGATCGGTGGTTTGGATGAGGCGAGCGTCACAGCGGTCATAGCGTCCAATCCTGAACTACGAAAAGGCCGGCGCACAACGGCACATCATTCGTGCCATCATTCCATTGCATCGACCACCAGTAAGTACCAGGTGTGAGCGTTGCGATGCTTTCATCAATGCGGATCTTGAATGCACCAGTGGCCGCTGATGTCACCGTGACAGTAAAAGTTTTGAGTGCAGCTGCCGTGTACGGATCTGCGCATATCTCAGCGGTGATTGTGTACCCTGTGAGGTCTATCGCTGCGTCTGTTGCGGTGAGTGTTGCAATAAAGTTGTCGGTCCATGTGGTGTTCTCACGGACAGTCCAATTCACCTGCGCTCCACTGTCATCAAGTAAGACTTGTGCGCTCATAGGTCGGGCCCCTTTGTGCTTGTGTTCATTGATGCTAGACCGACCCCACAAACAGCACCGATGACTCCCGCCCAGAGTGCTGCGGTGCGTCCGTCAATGATGCCGTAGGCGGTTACCAGCGGCACTGCTGCGGTGAGCACACGGTAAATGTATGCCCTTGTGACTTCATCTTTTAGGCTCATGTGTGGCCCTTTCATTTCGTTAGCCAGAACCAGGTTGCAGGCCCAATGATTCCGTCCACTGGCATCTGCTTGGATGAAAGTTTGAAGAACCGTTTGACGTTGCGTTGGAAGCGTTTAGCTGCTGCGACTGATGCTGGCCCGAAGATCCCATCAACTACTAGATCAGGCCCATCAAGCTTGTTGTTCAGTAGGGCTTGCGCCCATTTCGCAGCATCGCCCCTAGAGCCTTGTTTGACGATCTGTTTGGATGCTGCCGCTATCCCTGCTGCGATTGCTGCAAGGTCAACTGTCGGTGGTGCAGGCGGTGCTGGTTCTGGCGGTGGTGGTGTGCCGTTGCAGAGTTGCATGACTCGAGCACGCATCTCATTGCCGGAGACGCTGTGCATATCAATCTTGCGTGACGGTGCCCACTCTTTATGCATACAACAATCAGCGACGAGCGCAGGGTTGTAGCTGATGAGTGCTGCGGTTACCTCTGCGACGTTTTGCAGCTGGTCGGGTCGCCATGGTTCAGCAGTTGTGCCGACGTTCTCAACCTCCACGCCCCAGTAGGCAGTGTTGCCAACACTGTTGCCGTTCCAACTGCCAGCACCAGCGTGATTAGCCCGACCTGCTGCGATCACCACGTTGCAGTTATCCCGACCCGTAAGCACATGGCACAGTGGGCCTGCAAGGTCTGCACGGCCGTTGGTCACAATGTTCAGGCTTGGAAGGTTGCGCCCCATGGCACTGGCGGTGTGGTGCCACATCACAGCCCTCGGAGCAAACAGTGTTGAGCCACGAGTTTGCCACCCTGGTTGTTCCTCAACCACAAGACCAGCACCACGCAAACGATCAGCAATCCCAGTATCTCTCATCTTTCACCCCCACGCATGACCACGCACCCAACCCACAGGAAGCGGACTGAACCTCTTACACGTACCAGAAGGCCCGAAAGCGTTTGCCCAGATAGACCCGCCACCAAACGTGATGCCCCACCACCTGTTCACAGTTGTGATTGTTTGCTTCACAGTCAACGAGGTGGGATCAATAACATATATTTCGCCTGCAATATCGGCAGCGATAATGTTTGTTCCGTCATCAGTGACCCCATCAACAGATGATATTGACAAGGTGATTGTGGTCAGAGCGTTTGTTGTCGGGTTGATGCGTTGAAGGCCAGAGCCGGTGATGCTCCAAACGTACCCAAACGCATAATGCAAAAACGCAGACCCAAGAGTGATACCTGTTGTTAGTGTCGTGACAGTGTTTGTTGCTGGGTCAATCTTGTGTATCACTGTGAGTGCTGCGCCATAGAACCAAACATTGGTGCCGTCATCTACAAAGTTGTAACCATAGCTAAGCCCGCTTGGAGAGGCATATGTTTCTGCAAGTGTGGTCGTGTTGAATCTTCGGTAGCGGCCACTGCTACTCAACAAACTCACCCACATTTCACCAGCGCCCATACCAATACCAATAGGCCGAAGCCCGTTTGTTGTGTAAAGAGATGCTGTGACTGTGTTTGTTGCGGGGTCAATCCGTGAAACGCTGCCGTCTGTAAAATCTGCAGATGCAACCCAGACGTTCCCTAGATCATCTTCAGCCAGCGCACTTATTCCAACAAAAATGCCAACAGCTGTGATCGTTGCTGTCACAGTGTTTGTTGAAGGGTCAATTCTGCTGATTGAACCTGAACCGTTGTTGCCCACCCAGATTGAACCATTGCTATACAAAACAGGAATTGGGTTTGATTGAACAGGAACACTTGCTTTCAGTACATACGTCATCTCAGATCATTCCCATATGAGACGGCCAACAGGTTGCACATCCTCGCCAGAAGCAAAAGCCGCCCACACCTGCACACCCAACAGGCCGCCACCAACACCCTTGTTCACGAGCCTGAACGCCAGCTGATCGTTGGCTTGGAATGTGTGGTCCATTGTGAGGTATGTGGATGTGAACTCGCCTGCAGCAATGAACATGGAAACGTCTAGCTGTGCACCGTTCTTTAGCATGATTACTTCTATGGCTGATGTGAGCGTGCCTAGCTGCCCGATCTTGATGTAGGTCAATCTGACAGGCCGTTGGAAAATCTCAGGTGTTGACTGCCCCTTCAAAGGATCTTCGGTGTAGCTCACGAGTTCACCCTGCGAGAACCCGTCAATGCGGTACAGCTGGACAAGGCCACTGGTTCCACCATCAGCCAGCCAGCGTGAAGGTGTCGCCACCTTTGACAAACCAGCAAGCGCCCCTGGTACTCCACGCTTCAACATTGCAGCGATCCTGTCAGCGTCCTGTTCGGATGCTGAAGCAAGTTCAAACGAGAGTGCGACAAACCCGTTTGAATCCTCTGACACATCCAACGTTTTCAGGCGCACGTTCTCAGCGCCAGCACCGTTCTTATACAGGACAATGGTGTCGCCAATGCGGTAGTTCAAATACGGTGCATCGCCAGCGTAGATAGCAGACACGGAAAGCGATTGTGTGCGAGCTGCGAACAGTTCCAACTGTGCTGCCGCAACTGCTTGTGCTGATGCAAGGTCACGCACATCAGCTATCTGAAACGCTGCCTCAATAATCCCAAACAAGGCAACCTGTGCCGCATCTGATGAAACAAACTGCCCGCCAGAAAAGGTACACACCAAAGTGTTGGGTTGCGGTGGACGCTTGTCACGAGTCACAGCTTGCAGATTTACACCAGCCTCAATGCCAGCGGCAGAAGTACCGCCACGCCCAAAAGCAAACGCATCAAGTGTTAGCCCTGCGGCAGCCATCCCAAACTCATAACCCAGATTTTGTAACTGCTGGCAGACATCCCAAATGGTGTCACCAACACGCACAGAGAACACATCCAAGGCAGGCCAGCCCATCCCATCAGAATCAACTGTGGCACTGAACCCGACCGTGAACCCTGCAGGCAAAGAACCCCTAGCGATAGCCTCATTGATCAGTGTAATGAGTACTGTGCCCGCCGTGGGGTTGGGTATCACAGCAGGGTTGTCCAACGCATACCAAGAAGTATCAGATGCCATCACGAGTGTTGAAGCCGTGAGCACTGTTTGTGGTGATTGAATCGAATGCAGGTTGAGTGCGAAGCAGTGTTCACGGTTCACTGTTGCAAGGGTGCCTGGTAGGGCTGATAGGTCTGGGCCTGCGATGTGCTCAAGTTCGACAGCGAACACATGGTCACCAGCGGTTAGTTCGATATTTGCCCGCCATGGTGAACGCCACGAGTCTGAGTATTCTTTGGAGTCGTAGAGTTGGATGCCGTCAACATAGATTCTGCCGCCAGAGTACATTGCTAACCAAAGGTCATACAGGCCATCTGATGCGACAGTGAACGTGCGTTTGAACAGGGTTGTGCGCACATCTGATGCTGCGATCCTGCCAACAAAACCTTGTATTGGTGTGGTTGACCCGATAGGCCAACCGTCAGGCGGTAGCCAAGGTTCAAACCATTCAGGCTGTGTGTTAGGTGTGCGCCACGCCAAAGACATTGCGTATGAGCGTGGTGTTGCTGCAGCCCAACCAGTTGTCGAACCTTCAGCTGAGTGCCATGCGAACGTGCGCAAGTCTGATGCAGGGATCTTCCCTAAACCGTTCTGTGGGTACACTGTCGCCCTGTCCAGAATGGACCGCACATCCAAACAGGTAACCTCAAACACCTTGTCAGAATCTTTGATGTCTGTTTCAACAACCTGCGTGGAAACGATACGACCAGTCCACGCCAGCGTTGTGCCAAGCGTGAACCTTAGGTGCCTGCCTAGTGTCATACCTGATGTTGCGCTGATGTCCGCTGCAGTTGCATAGGGCATGCTGATCTTGCCTTGGCTTAGCGAGTCCAGGCTGTCTTGCCATTTGCGTGAACCAAGGATCGTGGTTGGCGTTGAGATCGCAGTGGCGTTGTTTGTGTCGAACAGTTGGACGCTGATAGCTGGCACTGGTGCAGCGTTCGGTGCTGGTGCGGCAGGTGTGGTGTCAGCGAAAAAGCCACGCACCGATGGCGCACGCACGATTGCTGGTAGTGCTGCGGTCTTGTTTCCTTGCACTGCTGTGAACGCAAGCGGTGCAGGAGCGCCAAGCGCTCGTGGTGTGAGGAAAGGAAACGCAAGGGTTTGCGCCATCAGATAGCGATAAGGCCCGTGGCTGAAAGTGTGAGCGTGATATTGGTGCCGTCAGGTACAACAGCGAACGCTGCGCCAGCTGCAGTGGCGTTCCAGAAACAGATCAACGCTGATGTGGAACTGGTGCCAGTGTCTTTGAACATCGCAAAGCTCACGATGGTTGAACCCGAAACGGCTGTGAACACTGGATCTGCTGCGTCGAGCACCCCACCTGTTGAAGTTTTTGATGAGAGGTTTGCGGATGTTGCGACAACGCCTGAGAGGTCGTTGCGGAAATCGTGCGCAGCGGAGTAAACGTAGGTGCTGCTCATTGCGACGATCTTGATGTCATCGACCAGGTAGTCGATGTCTGCATCTGCAAAGGCTTTCATGCCCGTTGGGTAAACGACGTTTGCCATGTGGTTAACCTTCTCTTTGGATCATGCGAGTACGCCTGCTGGTACTGAAACCTCGAGCACTGCAAGCGCCCATTTTGCGGTCGGTACAACCTCACCAATGGTCAGACCGAGGATATGTACTGGCCCTGTGAGCGTTGCCCCTGATGGCAGTGTGAGTATCGCTGTGCGAGTACCGTCAGTTGTTGCCGGTATGTTCGTGAAGTTTGTTGCGATGTACGCAAGGTTGGTTTTGAGCCGTGCCGGATAGTCACTGTCAGGCGTGCCGCTGGTTGACACCTCACCGGAGATGATGAGCTCGAGGCTGTGTGTCGTTGGTTGCACCAGTGGTTTGCGTGCGGTCATACCAGTGACACCAGCGAGTTTAATGTTTGACGCTTCTAGTTGTGCAGGTTGCCAGAACGTCCAAATGTTTCGGATCTTGATCGCACTGTTACCAAGTGCCACGGCATCGAACGTGATTGAGGATGCGGTCACAGCGCACCAGCCAGGAACAGTGAAGCCTTGTTGGCCCTGATGACTTCTAGCGCTGTCTGGCGTGGTGAACTGGTTTCGTTGATCGTGATGTTATTTGTCATACCACGACCACCCCCACCGCTAACCAGCTGAGACACACCCTGCACAAGTGATTGTGCGTTCGCTGCGTTCATAATGAACCCGTTCGAGTTAGGCATGAACAACTCACGGCCACGCTCATTCACCATGTAAGTACGACCGCCACCAACAGGCCCACCCAACGCACGCCCAATAATACCGTTAAAGTTGAAATCTAAACCTGTGGCGATCTCATCAGGTTGCAAAGGCAAAGAGTTGGGATTCATGCCAGCAGGTATTCTGCTGCCACCCGTACCAGCTGGTTGAGGGTTACCAGGGTTCAGCAGGCCACCCTCACCGAACAAGCCGCCCGGACCAAACAGATTGCCTGGTGAAACCACCTTTGTAGGAATCTTCACAGGGTTCTGATCGGCTTGCGCTTGAGCAGTAGCCAAAGCGGCGTTCAACTCAGGTGCAAGATTCGGGTTCGCTTCGATCACCAGTTTCATCTCAGCAGGAGACAACTGCCCTGTGAACGCCTTAACCAGCAGTTCTGCCATAGCGAACTCACCAGAATCAATAAACTCCTGAACAGCAATCTTGATCTCAGGTTGGTTTTCATTAAGCTCTGCTTCAAACAGGGCAAGCAGGTTATACAACTTCAGCTTTTCTTCTTCTTTCAAACTGAGCCTGACAGCCGCTTCGATCTGCAACTCACCCAAACCGGCAAGACCGATGTACTCAGAAATCTGCTCAGCAGGAATACCAGCATTCTTGAGTACCTCTTCAAGCCTTGACCGGAAGATGCCACCGAGCAGACGTGGATCGCCGCCAGTTGAAACAGCCTGCTCGAGTACGCTCCCAGCCTTCTCACCAAACTCAATTACAGACTCAACAGCTTTGTTCTGCTCGTCGGTGTAATCGCCCAACGCAGACTTGATCACATCAAACTCTTTAGGCAGATCGTTCAGCGTGTTGAACAGTCCTTTGTACGCATCGTTCATACCGAACGCTGCAGTGGCCTGATCGTCCAATGTTGATGTTTCCTCAATAGCTTTTGTGAACGCTGCCGCACGATCAGCGCCAAGCTTCTGTGTTGCGGCAATGAACTGCAACTGGCGGTCGTAATTAGCTGTACTGATTGTTGCTTCTTCAGTAGCGGCAGTTGTTTCATCAATCTGACCAGCGTTGATCTCTGCCGCCTTGCCACTATCACGCAAACCTTTGCGACTGTTCTCTAAGAACTCAACAAACTTTGCCCGTTGCCGTTCCGCTTCAACCCCGCCACCCGTGCCAAGATCAGCACCCTTAAGGAGATCCAAAGCACCTTGCACACCTTTGTTGTCGCCCGCTGCTTTGAGTTTGTTGATCGCAGCAGTAGCACTATCAATCTGGATAATCTGACCATCAAGATTAAACGTGCCAGACGTTTTACTAAAGTTGAAAACGTCGAGCGTTTTATCACCAAAATCTGAAAGTTTGTCGATTGCACCGTCAGTGCTTTTCGCCAACTCTGCGAACGAGCCTGCAGTGATCGACCCTGTCGATGCGGTTTCTAAAGCGATCTGAGCAAGGATTGCCTCAACCCTTGCGGCGTTAACGCTTGCCTCATCTAAAGCTTGAGCTAACTGGTAAATCGCTATTGCTGCGCCAGCGGCACCGATAGCTGCAGCGGCCTTGCCAACATTTGTAAGTGAACGTGTCGCAGTTCCACTAACCATTGATACTTGTGTGAACTGGTCACGCATCTTGATGACAGCACCAGTGCCAACAGACAAAGCACCAACAAGGCCCGCACCGATAGCGCCCATAGTTGCAAGCTTGCCAGCAGTTTCACCGACCTTCGGGTTCACATCACCAGCTGCAGCACCAATACTCAAGATCGGGTTGACCACATCGAGCACGCCTTTACCGACAGACTCTTTGAGCTCACCAAACTTGTTCTTCATGATGTCAAGCTGGCCTGCAAACGTCGCACCTTCTGACTCAGCAAACCCGCCGACAGAAGAAGCCAACGCAGCAATCGTGTTCTCAGTAGCGGTAGCACCGCCACCAAGGTCCACAACCTCGATGCCCATTTTCTTTAACGCACCAGCTGAACCGTCGGATGCCTTGCCGACCGCTTTTGCAGCGCTGTCGAGATCGATGCCAAGTTTCCTCGACAAGTCAACAACCAAAGGTGTCAGTTTTTCTGTCTCTGAAGATGTGCGACCGAACTGCACAAGCAAAGCCTGCGCCGAAACAATCGCATCATCATCAGCAACAGTGACCTTCATTAGCGCTGATGCTTGGTCACGCAAAGCTTTGCCGTTACCAGCAAAAGCATTCTCACTGTTCTTGATCGAGTTAGTCAGCTTCAACTGCTGCGTCTCAGCCGCAGAAGCCTCTTTAGCAAACATCGCCAAACCGGCACCGAGTGCCGCAGCGCCAACAACCGCACCAGCACCAAAGCTAGTCAGCTTTGCGCTCATGCGATCCATTGACTTAGTGGCTTTGCCGAGCTCACGATCAGCAGTGTTGCCAATCTTTTTAAACTCACGCACAGCACCACTGGCATCAGCGTCGATGAGGATCTGTAAACGTTCAAGTAGAGCCACTGCTCACCGCCTCGCTAAGAAGTCTGAGATCCCGAATGCTTAAGCTTCGGGTTTGTTCTGGGGTCCACTGGAATCGTAGGGCACACCAGACGACCCAGCTGTCTGTGGATCGTCCTCCCCTTTTGGGATAGGCCCTTCATAAATCTCAGGCATATCATCAGGCACCTGGACAAACACATCGGTCAACATCCGCACGGTTAGCACAGCAGGCTCAACGCCTTGTTGTGCGCATGCTGCCGCATAGATGTACTTCGCATTCTTCGCACTTTTGAAAGGGTGCGATAGGAGCGCCCACCACTCCTCATCACAATCCGATTCAAGTTGCACCAGCTCATCAAGCGTAAAGTCAGAAAGCCTGACCTGCTTTTTGTCTGGAAGGTTGACGGCCCACTCGTCAGCCATGATCAGGTGCCAACGCTGCTGATCGTTGATGCAGCGGAACCAGTGCCGCTGATCTCAACTGCACCAGATACGGTCTGCGTGATCGACAGATCGAAGTGCGCAAGCCCGAAGAAGTACTGAGCGTTGTCGGTCGATGGGTACAAGTAGAACTTTCGACCTGCAGCAACCGAGGTTGTGATGTTGAACTGCGAACCTGCAGCAGTGTCCCAAAATCCACCGAAGGAAATTGACCCATCTGGAAGACCTACAACGTAGGTCTTCGAGCCGTCACCGAACGAGGTCACTTCGGTCTTGTCGGTTGTTGAATCCAAGCCCCATGTGTTGAGGTTTGCAATCGGTGTAGCGGAACCGTTGCCTGCTGACGAGTTGTCTGCGTAGACCCGGCCTTTTCTGCCACTGATCGGATTAGCCATGTGTTTCTTCTTTCACTAGGCCACAAGCCTCTAGAAGCTTGTGGGCATTATTTGGAAACGTGCGATCAGTGACCACTCGTTTTGCCTGCTCAGCGGCAATTTGCCGCTCAACGGGATTCTCAAGAGCCCAGCGTATTAGCTCGCCAAGTTCTTCAGGACTATTAAAAGTAGGGAGCATCGGAAAGAGCTCGTCAGACTCACCACGAGATTGCCGTGCGAACCAAGTACCAGATGCTGCAAGCTCGATCTCACGAGGCCCAACAGACCAACCATCAGCACCATCGGAGATGTCACCGTTGTTCTCGGTACGGTAAATGTTGAACGATGTCAGAGCGCCACGGTACAAGTGTGCGGTCTGTGCGTTATCAATGCAGTCTTCGATGTCATGCACAACACGATCAGCCAGGACTGTTGGCACGTTCTGCCAGTTACCAGCCAACGCAAGATCAATGCCGTCAAAGTTGCACCGCTCGAGGAAAGCAACCCTCGACGGGTAGCCCGTACCGACAAACACACAATCGCTGTGGTAGTCCTCGTGTGCTTCGCCTTGAAAGTGAATGTCAGGCCGGTATGCGTGCGGTGTGTAAACCGCTGTTGTCAGCGTTGCGTACTGGCCCATGTTGGTCGGGTCGTTTAGTGCGACAGCGTCGAAGTGCGGTGCGATCAGCAGTTGCCGTGATTCCTCATACGGGCTCTCTGTCATCACGCAAGCAGTTTTGATACCACGCCCACGACACACCTCAAGAAACTGCGGGTCAACGGTAAACCCGCTGACAAACACAATCAGTTGCGGCCACCAGTACAACGCAGCCTGTGGCAGACCACTAATCGCAAACGAATACACGCTCTCTGGTTTCGGGAACGCTTTAATAAAGCTGCCGTCATCCATACCAAGGTGCGCTATCGCAGCCCATGTCAAACGGTCACCCAGATTGTACTGCTGGACCTCGTGACCTAACTGCTCGAAACCCTCAACCCAACCATCATGCACATCTTGCACCGAGAAGTTAGGACCAGGGTGCACAACAAGTATGCGCATTACCTGCGTGCCGCCTCGAGCAGTGCGAGTTTCTGTGTCCTCTTATACGCCTGCATCGCACCTGCACTGCTTGAACGAATACCGTTTGACCACGACCGCTGCCCCCTCATACCACGCACCGTTGCAGTAGTACCGAATATCTGGCCGTTACGACTCAGCACCTTCTTGCCCTGCTTCTTGCGAAGCTTAATCGGGTGAGTTGCCTCTCTAGTACCACTCTCCAGCAACCGCCACATGCCCAAAGGCCGAGCCTTTAACAGTGCGTTTGCATGTACTTTGCTGCCACCAACCTCGAACCCTGCGCCGAACCTTGGTGACGGCCCGTATGCGGGTGGTTTCTTCCACACACTGAACCGCAGATCCGAGCCAAGGAAACTAGCGGCAGATGTCAACACACCAGTTTTGTAAACAAGCGCAGCTGCAATCGTCGCCTTACGGTTCACATCGGTGAGGTTGTCACCGTATGCGATCATCTTAAAACCGAAAGAATCAAGTGCGCTCATGTTCGCACCGTCACACTCACATCTGCAGCGTAATAGGCCACATCGGCAACGGTGAGCTCACGGTAACCGCCAATGGACTCAACAAAGAAGTTCATGCCAGGAGGTGTAGCGGATTCGATTGCGTCAACAACCGACCACGGCCCATCACTGTCGAGCATTGCGTCGAGGGTTCCGATCTGGTCAACGTGTTTGTGCGAGACAACAACGGTGATATCGGCTTTGGTTTCACGGTTCCCATCGAACGTGAGCGGTGTGATGTTGAATCCTGCGATGTAAGCGCATGGCGGGTTTACATCTTCTGGCGGGAACCGGTAAATGTTGAGCCCTGGCACTGCGTTAAGTGCTTGCGCTAATGCTTCTCGGATCTCGCCGTTCGTGATGTAACTCATGCGATACCGAAGTTGCTTCCGTGCTTGTACGGTTGTAGGAGTTGGCGGGCCCTTGGTGGCATTGTCTGCGAAACCCTCACAACACCAAACTCGCCAAAGCCTGCAACACCCAAAGGTGCTGATTCAAGCTTTGCGATCTCGGCGACGATAATCCTGCACGCCTGTTTCACATCAAGCGGCACCTCAGGCCAACCCCACACACCAGTTATCTCAACCGTGTTCTGCCTCATGTTGAACGTCGGTACAGGCCACTGCACACCGCCGAGGAGTTGCAACGATTCGTATGGCTCATCTGCTTGCGGTGCGTTGTACGGCAACAACTGAAAACTCGTCGCACCGATGGTCGTGGAGTAGGTGCCACCGCCAGTCGGGTCTGTCTTCAGCGTAGTGACACTCACGAGATCGTTAAACGAACCGAAACCGAGCGAGTAGATGTCATCATCTGTAGCGAAGGTGCGTGCCTCGGTCACTTGGTAGAACTCTCGCCCGCAGTAACGGTCGATCATCCTCGAGCTCGACGTAACCACATCATCCAAAAGGCTTGTGTCTTGCACGAGGTTCTGGCCCACATAGGCGAGTGCTTCAGCTTGTGTGAGATAACCGTTTGTAATTGTCATGCGTTCATCTCCATGCTGCAGCCCTTACGTCTTCGCCTTGCACATCAATCACATGCTTTGAAAACATGCGATCTAGAAGCTGTGCAAGCAAATCGGGGTCGATGTTGTTGTAGTACTCATCTGGTTGCAACGGTCCACCATCGGAAGCGGAGTGCGCTGGCCGACCATGAGTAGCTGCAGTGAAGATGAACAGACCAGTTTTCTTGTTCAGAAGGTCTCTGATGTGTTTGATGTGTAGCGGCCAGTCGTGCGTATGTTCCGCAACCTCGAGGTATAGCCCCACATCAAATGGTTGTTCGTTGCCGTAGTCCAGTATGTCACCTACCCAAGTAACGCCAGGTGCGTCTACTAGGTCAACGATCTCGAACGTCGAATGCTCGAACAGAAAGTGCGGATGCCCGTTTATATCTCTGCCGCCACAGTCGAGCACACTAGACTGCCCTGCTGGCACCCACCTTTGGACCCATTCGAGAACTGCTTGGTGCATTAGATCACCTCGGGTTTTCTCCACCAGAAGAAGTGTGCAATCAGGATGAGCGGCAACCATTGCACAGGTAACACTTGCGCTGCCGCTAAGGCCATCACAGGCCCTGCAGCCGTGTGCAACAAGCGAACCGTGTCAGTAGCAACCAACAGCTGTGCATACGCTAAAACGAGTATCAGGAGCGTCTGCCACGATGGCCGGTACAAAGCTGCCAAGGTTGCACCCCACGGTGCGACCATCAGCCAAGCGTCACGCCACCGCCCACGATGGGCTTCCAAAGCAGTGATCACAGGATGCTCATACACCCTGCGCAACAAAGGTTGTGCAGTTACCTGGTCGATCTGTGGTTTGCGAACAAACCACACAACAGCCGGCACAATCAAACCAATCAGCATGATCGGATGCCAAGCCCACACCGCAGCAAAAATTGGTGCAGTCTCTTTGATTGAAGCGGCAACAAGAATCAGCAGTACCGCTACAGGCCACAGGCCGTGCTCGAAACAAGCAACAGCCATGATGCTCACTGCCATCGCAGGTAAGTCAACGCCAACAGGTCTTACTACTTGCGGGCCCCACACACCAGGCAGTGCAAGCAACAACACTGCTGCAGCCGTTGCACGCTCGATGCCAAGATCAGATCCCCACCACAACATGCCTGCTGCAGCGATCACCCACGACGTAACCCACACTGCACGCCATCTGCGCAGATCATCCTTGCAGATGGTCGGTAGCAACCATCTCAGGTTGAACGGTCGTGCAACCGGAACACCACGACCAGCGAGGATGTACCTAGACGCATCAGGTCCGAGCATTCTCGTCCGTAAGCTTTGGCTCCTCCGGCGGTGTTACACCCATTGTCTTAGTGTCTGACGGCCAGTAAACCCTGCCGCCCTTGTGATGCCCAACATGCGCAGTCGTATCCACATAAACCTTGTGCCCTTGCTCGCCTGCACGCAAACAGAAACTTACATCTTCGCCTAGCGCCCATTCCGAGCCGTCATCACCAAAGCGAATATCAAAACCAAACCAGCAGTTAGTACTACCACCACTCTGATCAAACATCTGTTGAATGACTGAGCGGTGAATCAGCAGGCACCCTGTGCCAGTAGCGGCAACTTCTGCCAGCTGGTTTGGTGCCCAATCGAGCATCACTTGTGTGCAAGTCAAAGGATTTTCGATAAACAAGGTGGGTATCACACCATCGGCGGTGAGGATCACACACAACGCACCAAGGATCTTGATGTCATGTTCGACCGCTCGTGCAACCATCTGGTGCATCAGCTGCGGTTCAAACACCATGTCAGTGTCCACAAACCACAGCCATTCGGCATCGGTGTACGTCTTTAAGAACTCGTCGCACAAACGGTTGCGAGCCTTCGCAAGGTTTGCTGTCGCCTCGAGCGCAACGTAATTGTGTAGTAGGCGCAACTCAATCGGGTTCGGTGACTCCGGACAGTCGAGCGCTTCCCACACTTGCACCGCACGTTCACGATCCCACACATCAAGCTCCCAAAAGGAACGCATGAACCGTGTGCTGATGTCGTGGCCTGTTGACGGAAACGCCAACAACACTTGACCAGGGTGATCAAAACTGTCTTGCATGTTTGTCCTTTGGTAGATCGGGTTAGGTGGTGTGGTGCAAGCAAGCCCACTGCTTGCACCACCCATCCTAGTTAACTCAGGAAAGAACCTGCTTAAAGCCTGTTCCTTGCAGGTTGCAGGTGGCCACTGGGTAGCGTCCTGCGGTGAATGCCGAGTAGCCGTAGGTCACCATTGTGACGTTCAAGCTGGCTGCGGCAACCTCGTTAAGGGTAAGACCCACCGGAGCTCCGGCGTCTTCCATGAATAACACATCGCTGGCCCTCGTGACCACTATGCGATCTTCATCAGTTGATGCGCCGAGGTTGGTTGGAATGCCTGCGTCAGTGATGACCTTGACGCCAGCGATTGAGCCAACGTAGCCATACGCTGCGGCTGCACCAGCGCCAACAGCGTTAAAGCTGTTGTAGCCCTCGATGGCAACAAGCGGACGCAGCGACGAATCAGACTGCGCACACAGGTAAGCCCAACGACGAGGATGCATGACGATCAGGTCACCAGGAGCGAAGCGTGAGGTGTTGATCTTGCCGAGTGCATTGTGGATTGCAGCAACAAGGCTTGCGCCTGTGGTGCCGGTCCACGCTGCGGTCTGCACCGAAGTCGTGTTAAGGATTCCGAAGTGGCCTCCAGCGGTTCCGTCGCCACTAAGAGCGGAGACGTTGACCTTGGTTGCGTACTGCTGATACAGATCAGCCAGGAGGATCTGGCCGATGCCGGTTCCACGGTCGATGCTCTGACGAGAAACAACCTGCTGCCCAGCGAACGTGCGAACCGGAACCGTAAGGTCAGACTCGGTGAACGTCTGGTTGGTTACTGCTGTGCCTTCAGTGGTCTGAGCGGCAACACCTGTGGAGGTAGCGCCACGAGGGATAAACATGCTCATCCCAGTTGCGGGCAAGGCCACTTTTGTGACCGCTTCAAGGAATGGCCGACCGGATGCAAGCGTCGCAGCGAACTGGTCTGTGAGATAGGCCGGAACGACTAAAGCCCCGAAGTTGCCGCTCGTCGAGCGGTACTCGGCGAGGGCTTCATCACGGGCACGAGCAATACGATCAGACGCAGCGTTGTCATTGCCGAACTTCGCAGCAATAGCATCGCTCAAAAAGTCATGCTCACCGTCTGCACGATAGGTCTTCTCTTCTGAAACAACACGGATGTTCATGGGTAGAACTTCTTTTCTGACCTCAGCGGCCTTGTCGGAACGGGTAGCAAGATCCACGAGGTCAGACTCACGAGCCTGCAATGCGGTGATCTTGTCATCAATCTCACGAAGCTCAGCACGAGCAACGTCGAACTTCTCTGTTTCTTCAGCCGTCATATCTGAACGGCCTTCGGTTTCTGCGACAGCGAGGATTGCCTCAACTGCAGCTTGTGACGCATCACGCTCATCGAGCGCTGCTGCGATCAGGGTACGAATTTGGTCCAACATCTGTGGGCCCTTTCTTGTTTGAGGATTGGGTAACAGCTAGTGACTTCAAGTGGAACGCATGTGCCAGGAGGCGGCATGTGTTCCGGCTTGTTATCGGCGGGCTGGTATTGCTTCGAGTTGGCGTTTAGCCATCTCTACCGAGCGGCCTGTGGCCTGCTCAGAATCTTGTGGATCATCGCTGCGGACCTTCGCCACCGTGGCAGGGTTCGCCGGGTACGTCACCATACTGACATCGAATATTTTAAGCTCGTAAATCTTCCGCTCGGAATAATCACTGTTCCACTCGTCACGCAGAACACGAAACGCAAAGGACATCTGGTCCATGTCTCCACGTTCCATCGCAGAACGCAACGATGCGGAAAGTGGGTTCATCGGGTCAAGCTCGGCCATTACCCTCAAACCAATATCATCAGACTCTAAGGTCATCGTCCCACTCTTGGTGCGTGCCAGCGGGATGCCGTCATGGTTGATCAGCAAACGCACATCAGCCTCATTAGCTGATTTCGTTGCGGCACCGCTCATGATTGTTTCCATAAACCCGCCACGGTCAACATCACCAATGCTGTAAGCGTAGTCATACACCGTGGCGTAACCCTCGAGGATCGCACCACCATCATGTGTTGCACGCACCGTAAGCTTTTCAAGCTTCCGCACCTCACGCTCAGGCACATCGACACCATTAACGCCACGCTTGTAACCGTCGATCTCAGGTAAAGGTGCAGGCTCAACCTCAACCACAGGTTCAACCTCAACGTCTGGTTCAGGGTCAACCTCATCATCATGCACGATCTGCAACGAATCAGGAATGACAAACAGTTTGCACAGCCCGTCCACAGCGATCTCGCCGCTCACAACCTCGCACATGCCTTCCATGAAGAACACGCAACTGCCGCACACAAGACCATGCTCCTGATTCGCAGGATTGATCTCATAGTTACAACCATCAGCACTGTGGTCCTGCGTGTACTTTCCGAACACCTCAACAACAGACTCAGTACTTTCGTACTGTGCAAGCTGCCGATCATTCAAAGGATACGCTTCTAGATCAATCATTCGTTTGCTCCTGTCAGCTTCCAGCGCTGCAATCTCAGAGAGCCGAGCGTTAGCCCAACTCTGTCCAGGGTCGCCGCCCCATAGCGCCCACGCAACCCTTCCAGCAGAAGGGTAACCATCTTCACCAGCCTCAAAACCTTGCCCTTGTTTATCCACCTCATGCCGTGCAAAGAACGATGCCATCCGCTGCACAGTGTCCGCAGACAAGCGCACACGGTTGGAAATATCACGAGCTCGAGCAACACCAACAGCAGTGCCGCCACGGTTGAACTCCGCACGCCACGCAAGGCCACGCACAGCCTCATCAACCATCGCATCAGTGGGCACGAGGTCGATGTCATCAATAGTTGCCATCAGGCAATGACCTGATCAGGTGCAAGCACAGGATCAGGTGTGACGAGCGGTGGCAGATCCTCATACGCTCTGGCCTCGTCAACTGTGAGGAAACCAGAACCGATACCAACAGCATGCGCTGCGTAACGTGTACTCAGATCCGAGCGCAACAGCCCGTCAACATTAAACTTCACACGCTGCGAACGAGGCACCAGCGTCGACAACGCATCCTCAATCGGGATCAGGTACGGCATCAGACCAAAGGACAACCAGTCTGCTGCACGCTGCTCACGGTTCGCATACGTCACCGAGCTACCAGATGCAGATGCACCGACAAGCTCCGGTGGTATGCCGTAGATGCGTGCGATCTGCTCGACCGTAAACCGTTGCGAATCCAAAAACTGTGACTCATCAGGACTGATCTGCACACGCTCATACTTGAGCCCGCTACCCATGATTGCTGGTTCACGGTTGCCTTGTGTGGCATTGATGAACGCACCCTTGATGCCCTGAGCCTGCTCAGGAGTCAACTCAGAGTCCGAATAGATGATGGCGTTAGGATTGCCGCCACTGTTGAAGAACTGTGCACCGAACTGCTCAGCGCTGATGCCTGAACCGATAGCCTGCTTGGCACTGCTGATCGGACTCATACCCATCGGCATACCTGGCATGACAAACATTGGCATGTGCCACAGCGGTCCGTTAGGCCAACGGTTGATGCGCTTCTCGTTAATCTGTGTTGTCCATTCGCCGTCAACGTGCCGCCACTGAACAGTGGCCGGATCGAGAATCTCGACTGTGACAGGGAACCCGTTAACACCCGTTTCGGTGACCAGCCCATAGGCGTTGCCGTCGAGTAGCAGTGATGACCACAGCTGGTAAAGCCATGTGGTGATGTTGACGTTTGGTGCTGGCGCACGAAACAGCGAACTGGCCGGCAACTGTGTACGACCACCAGGCCCATCACGGTACTGGTCAAGCGGCAACGTCGAACCCACACCAGCCAACAGGCGCACGCACGCCCACACTGCAGCCAACCGCATCGCACTATTGGAGTCAACGATTGGCGCACCAGTCCGCATACGCATCTGATTAACCGCAGCGATAATCGAATCAGGAGTGATCGCCCGCTGCTCACGCTTAAAGAAACCCATTAGGCACCGTCAATCAGAAAGCCCACAACGAACAAACACACGCCAGCAACACCAAGGGCAAGAATTGGTGACACCAAAAACACTGCAGCACACACAGCCATAATCCCAGCGATCTCTAAAACGGTAGCAAGCGAATCCTTAAACACACACACCACCCTTTCAGTAAGCAAACACTTGAGGCAACACAGGCTCAGGAGCCTCACGAGCAGTAGCGCAACCCCACAAAGCTAACGTCACAGCAACCAGCGGTGAAATATCCACACTGCTCGACGTTCTCGACCACGCCCAACTGTCGCCAAGCTTGCGAGTATTAGCGCCCATCACCGCAGCAACAAGCTCAGACTGCCCAGTGTGCGTAACACTCTTAGCCATCACAGCATCAAACAACCTTGTGCACGCCTCGGAATACTCACGAGCCGAAGTGGTCCGCACACTCAAACCAAGGTTCTGCAGATCGGTGATGAACCCAGCCGACGGCCCAACACCATCAATTACAAACACGCTGCCAGGGTAACGATCAGCCAACTCAATGCAACGTGGTATCAGCCAATCAGTACCGGGCCGACGATCCGCAAGCTCAACAGCAAACCCGTACTCGCCAGCTGGCGAACACGCAGCAACCGACACAGACGAACGATCAGGCGGCAAATCCACACCGAACACAACACCATCAGTGCCAGGAGACTCGTCAACCTGCACAGCTTCCCACGCATGCAACGGAATCTTCGCACTCAAACTCTGCGACTTCCACACACCAAGACGCTCAACAGCAAACGCCTCCGCTGGCATCGTCTGCCGCTCAGCCTCAACAAACTCCGGATCAATACGCCGACCCAACGCAGGATTCGACGCAGCCCACACAGCAGGATCAGCAGGATCAGCGTTCAACTCAGAAGACCACTCAACCCAACACAACCTGCCAGGGTTCTCAGACATCGCACGCACCTTCGTGCGCCGGATCTGCTCCGAAAACTCATCAATCTCAGGCGGCGAAGACGTCGTATACCAGAGTTGCGGATTAGGCCGAGCAGACAAAGTAGGCAACAACGCCGCCATCATCGCAGCGCTTAGCTTGTAAGCCTCATCAAAAATGATGCAATCACCAGTGAACCCACGACCAGACCCAGAAGACCTAGCAACAAACCGCAACCTCGAACCGTTCTTACACTCAATCGCCTCTTCACCATTCGAGGTACGAACCCGTTTAACCATCCGGTCGAGGTCATCACAATTTTCTATCAGGTAACGAACCCTGCGGAACGCCTCCTGCGAAGTCTTAAACTCGTGAGCGCTATGCAAGATGAGCTCCTCACCCAGCAGAAACATTCCTGCAAGCTCACGAGCCTCAAGGATCGACCCCTTGCCATTCTGGCGTGGAACCACAAGACCAACCTCGAGCGCAGCCCACCGCCCATCCGCACGCTCCGACAAAGCCGACTGCAACACCAACTCTTGCCACGGATCAAGAAACAGGCCAGCAAGCGCAGCGAGCTCAACCGCTTCCGCACCAGCAGAACTAACCGCCGCTGGCGGCACGACCAGATGCGTTGGCACCTGGCTTCCGAGAAGCTCGTTTAGCTGCGAGGTCATTAACAAGATTCACCGCCCGCCCATCAGAAATCCCCTCAAGGATCTCAGTCACCACAATCATCTGCCGTGCAAGCGAAGCCAACTCCGCACCAGTCGTAGAAGGTGCATCAATCACCAAAGCAATCTGATCACGCAAAGCCTCGAGGGTCGCACGACGGTCACCGCTTTGCGCAGCCGCAAGAATCTCACTCAACGTGACCACCTCCCGAAACAATCCACAAGCCCTGTGGACAACCTTTTTAAGCTTCCGAGGTTATCCCCAGAAATCTGTGGATAACGTTGAGAAATTGTGGAGAGAAAAACAGGCCTACAAAAGCAGCGGGCC